GGGCGGAAGATGGCGAGCGGTACGGGTGCAGACTCCCAGCCGGTCACAAGGGCAAGTGTGCGCAAGGCGAGCGGATCGCCTGAGACTGCCTTCACAGGATGCCCCAGGACGCGCTGCTGCCAATTCGACCATGCTACCCCACCACCCTTTTTACCTCCTCTAAGCTCCCTGCGAGCCTGCCACCTCTGTTACCCTACAGGCGGAGGTCTCACCCAATGGCTACCCCTCAACCCGTCAACCTGCCACGCGCCACAACTCCCACCCGCCCGGCTCCGCGCCCTGCCACCGTCTACCTCGGCCGGCCTGAGCGTACAGTCTCCATGCCCCAGGTCCAGCCCGTCCACATGCCCCAGCCGGCGCAGGACACCAAGCCGTCGACTAAGGCCAAGGCCGTCAAGCTCGGATCGAGATAGCGCACCGGATTCGATTCTCCCGGCCCAACTGCGCGAGTTCTCCGCCTGCCGATGCGTTGCCCCCTCCCTGTGATGGCCGTCACACCCTCCCTTCGAGGTGCGTGGCCCTCCCTGCCGGCCCGACTGCGCGCGAGGCGAACGACGACGCGGCGGAAGTGCGAGATCAAGGGGTGGCCTGCCCCCGACCCGTCCGCCTTCGGCGGATGATTGCTCCCGCACGATTTCCTCAAATCCCCCTTCTAAGTTATTTCCAAAAAAGTAAAGATTTCTCTTGACTCCACCTTTCCAGTGTGGGAAACTCTGGTATGCGGTTTCTGAGTGTATGTTCGGGGATTGAGGCGGCGTCAGTCGCTTGGCCTTCTTGGGAGTGCGCTGCGGTGGCGGAGATCGAGAAATTTCCGTCGGCGGTGCTGGCGCATCACTATCCAGATGTTCCGAATGTAGGAGATTTCACGAAGATCAGAGGTGATGAATTTGGAGCAATCGACGTTCTGGTCGGAGGAACACCTTGCCAAGATTTCAGTGTCGCCGGTCTCCGAGCGGGAATGGATGGAAAGCGTGGCCAACTCACGGTTGAGTTCGCTCGACTTGCTGGCCGGCTGCGGAGTCGATGGCTGGTATGGGAGAACGTCCCCGGCGTGTTGTCGAGTGATGGAGGGCGTGCGTTTGGAATGTTTCTCGGACTCCTGGGGGAATGCGGGTATGGGGTCGCCTACCGAGTTCTTGACGCTCAATACTTTGGAGTACCCCAAAGACGGCGTAGGGTCTTCGTTGTCGGATATCTTGGAGACTGGCGACGTGCCGCGGCGGTACTTTTTGAGCGCGACTGCCTGTCTGGGCATCCTGCGCCGCGCAGAGAAAAGGGGCAAGTCGCTCCCACTATCCCTTCGCGCAGCCTTGGAGGCGGTGGCCTCGGCACCGATTTCGACTGTGACGGAGGAGTAATTCGCGCCACGTTCTGCCCTGAGATTTCGCCTGCTCTGAAGATGCGCGATTATAAAGGACCATCTAGTGACGGTGACGGCGACGGCGCACCGCTCATCGCTCACTCTCTCCGCGGCGAAGGCTTCGACGCATCAGTGGATGGGACAGGAAGAGGAACGCCGCTGGTGCCGGTGGCCTTCGTCCAGAACAGCCGCGATGAAGTCCGGCTTATGGGCGGCGATGGCTCGCTGGTCGGGGCTCTGGCGGCCGAGACTGGCGCGAAGCAGCAGTGCTATGTGGCGCAGCCATACACGCTGGACCAGGCGCAAGGGCAGTGCGCGGCGTTCACACAGAATCAGGCTGGCGATGTACTGACTGGAGATGTGATGCACAGCTTAGGAACCAACAGCAATGCGACAGGACGTAACGCGATCAACGTAGCGATTGGATGGAGTGAAGAGTTGACAGCACATGAAGACTGTGCAGGCACAGTGCAGCGCGGTGGGGATGGTGGCCGACATGAAGGCGTAATGACACCAAAGATGCAGGTACGCCGCCTCACCCCCGAAGAGTGCGAAAAATTACAGGGATTTGAGCCGGGGTACACCAAGATCAGCGCGAAAACCGCCGATGGGCCGCGATACCGAGCACTCGGCAATAGTATGGCAGTACCAGTGATGGCCTGGATTGGCCGTAGAATCCAGATGGTCGAGGAGATTGCCTGATGCGCGACTACACGCGGGACGACGTGGTAAAAATGTTGGAGTCGAAGCAGGGCTCCCTCAAGCAGAAAGAGTTCGCGGAAAAGATCGGTGTCTCGGCCCCTTTTCTGGCGAACGTGGTTGCGAAAGTTCGGATGCCGGACGGAACGATCTTGAAGTTTCTCGGTCTTGAGAAGGTGGAGCAGTTGTACCGGATGGCGAGGAAGGGGAAGCGATGAGCCGAATTGAACTGGGACTGGCGGAGAGTGGAGAACGGGTTTGGATTGACATTCCAACCCTGGTCAGCACCCGCATGCTCGTCACAGCATCGTCCGGGGGCGGCAAGTCGGAGACACTGCGGCGGATTCTAGAAGAAGCTGTCGGTCATATTCAGTGCATCGTGATCGACCCGGAGGGGGAGTTCTCAACTCTTCGGGAGAAGAAGCCGTATGTCTTGGTGGGTGAGGGCGGAGAGACTCCGGCGGATATTCGGACGGCGGCATTGGTGGCTACACGGCTTCTGGAGTTGAATGCTTCGGCGGTCTGCGATATTTACGAGATGCGGGTCCATGAGAGACATGAGTGGGTGAAGCGGTTTCTCGATTCGCTGGTCCACGCGCCTAAGTCGCTGTGGCACCCGGTTCTGGTTGTGGTCGATGAGGCCCATACGTACGCACCTGAACACGGGTACGGAGAGTCTGTAGCTTCGCAGTCAATCATCGACCTCTGCAACCTTGGGCGGAAGAGAGGTTTCGCCGCGATCCTGGCGACACAGCGATTGTCGAAACTCAGCAAGAACGCCGCCGAGCCGTTGCAGAATTACCTTGTGGGTCGGACGACCTTCGACGATCAGAAGCGCGCGGCGCAGACCTTCAAAATCGACCCCGGCGCCAAGACCCGTGAGTTCTCGCTTGAACTCGAACGGCTGAAGGACGGGCAGTTCATCGCCCGCGGTCGAGCCATCACTGGCGACATGCTCAAGGTGCAAGTTATTCAAGGTGAGACTCGGCCCCCAAAGACTGGAACTGCAATGGCGGGCGCAGTCACTCCAGCCCCAGAGTCCATTCGTGGGCTGCTTCCGAAGTTGGCCGACCTTCCCCATGAGGCCGAGAAGAAGGCGAAGACTGAAGACGACCTGCGGAGAGAGTTGGGAGAGGCAAGGCGGCAGATTTCCGAACTCCGCCGGCAGTTCGAGAGCGGAACGGCCAATAGTGACGAGGTGAAGATGCTACAGGAAACGCTTATCCAACTGAAGACCGAGGCGGACGAGATGGAGCGGCAGTTGACCGCGTACCAAACGCGCATTGCCAAGGCTGCCGAGATCGCCAAGAGTCTCAGTGAAGTCCTTTCCGAGACGGAGATCGAAAAGGTGGTGCGTACCTATGTGTCTCCAGTTCCACGCAGGTCTCCTCCGCCTCCTGTTCGGACCCGAAGCAGCGTCCCTGTCGATCCCAACACCCATCTGAGAACAGGCGCGCGGAAGATGCTCGGCGTTCTTTGTCAGTGGTTCCCGTCCGGTCGTACCGAGTCCCAGGTTGCCGCCCAGGTTCGGATGAAGAAAACTGGAGGTACTTGGTCGGCATACAAGTCCGACATCACGAAGGCTGGATTCATGGAAGTCCAGAACGGCATGTGGTTCGCCACCGAAGCCGGGCGAGAGTTTCTCGGAAGTGAGGTGCCTAACGCTCCGACGACTACGGAAGAGGTGGTAAACCTCTGGGGGTCGAAACTCCGTACCGGCGCGCGCAATATGCTCGACAAGTTGGTTGCCAAGCGCGGTCGCACCATCACCCGCGAAGAACTCGGCCAAGAGGTTGAGATGGAGAGCACCGGAGGGACGTTCTCGGCATACCTATCCGACCTCAAGCAAGCAGGGTTGATCGAAGTGGACCGCGAAGGAATCCGGGCCAACCGGGAGACGCTATTCCTATGAAAGCGATGAAACCTCTCTGTGGCGCAGTTCGCAAGCAGGTTGGAAAGTACGCCGTCTGCGTCCTCCATGCTGCCCACAAGTCAGCGCATTGGGACAGCGAGTTGAGAATCAGTTGGAACGAAAAGTAGGTTGTAGATATGAAAGAGGTGA